CTACTCAATTCGTACAACTCCCTCAAGGCCAGCGCCCATTTTCGAGATCGTCTTGACATAAAGAGCAAAGAGTTCTTCGTCGTACTCTTTGATAGTAGAGGCAAACATCGAGCGAGCCGGGTAATGCCCAGAGCGCGATCCAGTCGGCCCGATCTCGTGCCACAGAGACTTCGGATCGGTCGAACCTACTATGGTTACTCGTGGGCTATTATGTTGCCAGCCGATAGACTCTTGAAGGGTCCCCGTCTCATAGAGAGGGTTATCGTGACCCTTTTGCGCTATGGTAGATTCGGCGAGATACTTCCAGTTCGTCGGACTTCCGTAGCTCGATTTATTTCCGATCTTCTCTTTGATTGCCGTAGAGAGCGCGGTTGCGACTTCCTGGCGGCCAATCGTATCGAAAACCTTTTCACGAACGCTCATGGAGCGCATGAATATAGCGAAGGCTTCGATGGAGGCGAATGTCTTATCCACTACTCTCGGTCCCTCGCTCTCATATTGTCCCAGTCGAACTCTTGGCCTTGATACTTTATGTTCGCGACGATCCATCCGAGCCGAACTTCGTCGGGCATGTCGACTACGACGTCGAACGGGATTCCGGCGTTACAGAGCGCGAGGACCTCGTTGACCCAGGCGCTCTCCGAGATTTTTTTGCGTGCGACTTCCCCGCATTACGAGCCACGCGCTCTACCGTTTCAGGGTTTGCCCCCGTCTCGCGAGCGATCCGCATCGCTTCGATAGTATCAGGGTGCAGCGCGGTCTGCCAGGCGTTGACATAGTGCATGAAGTTCGAGTCGATACACCCGACGCCAAGGCCCTTTTCCATCTCCTGGTTAAAGGCGATGGCGAAGTTGTCGAAGTTTTCGTTGAACGTGTATTCGTTGCCGAAGCGAGCCTGAAGAGCCTCAAACTGGTCCTCTGTCGTGATCTCGAACACATCTTCGCCATTGATCGAACGAACGGCAAGCCCGGCCTGAAGCAACAGCGTCGCAAGGATATTGGCGGCATTCTCTTGCCCGAGCATACGCGCGACCGTATACGTTGCGGGACCGCGAGGCGGTCCGTAAACGACATGGACGGCCTTGTCTGGCGACGTCCACTCCGCGCTTTTCCCGTTGTCATGCTTTCCAAAACGACACATCACGCTTACGAAGCCGGATTCCGAGAAGATTTGATCGACGGGCTCGCCGTTGATTTCGCGTAAGCCCATCATCGCGTGAAGCATCGTACTCAAGACGATGTTTGCGGAGTTTAACTGCCCAAGAATCTTCGCGGCTTTGTACGATACGTTCCCTTTCGGGCGTCCGAACTTAACCTTGATAGACTTGTCGGGAGCCTCCCAAGAGAAGGACTCGCGGCCGAGTAGTTCGTTCTGATCCATCTCGTTGTGCAATTCGGCCGGGACTTCTTCTCCCGTCGCTTGATCGAGAACGATAGGATCGATGGTGACGCCCAAAAGTTACTCCCTGTCCTGTATTAGAGGAACGACGTTGCTTGTGCGAGGCTCGTGACAGCCGACGCGGCACCGTTCTGACTAAGACGTTGACCGAAGCGCAGGCGCAGCGTTACGTCGTTGACCGGGTCGGCACCCTTGAACGAACCCATGCTCTCAGGAACGATGGCCCCATTAAGAAGCATGTACTGATCAACTGACTGGTCAGGATTGCGAACCGTTTCCTGGCAAGTCACGGTCGGCGGAACCGACCCGTTGTAGTAATTGTTCATCAGGGCGTCGAAGAGTTGATCCATCGCGCCATTCTGACGAGTGATGTGGACTTCGTATTCGTAACCGCTGAAGGTTACGCGGAAAACCGGGATACCGTTGTTATTCAACGGGATCACTTCGTGAAGGTGCGATTGCATCTTCCGGTTTACGTCCGTAATGAGCGAGCCAGCTAGAGCGAAGGTTTGACCGTTGACAACGAACTTAAAACTGTAGTCACGGCCGACATTAAAGGCATTGATCGGATTGACGGCAGGCATAGAAGCCCTCCAAAGAAAAAGGGGCCGCGCGTGCAGCCCCTCAGTAGGATGTGACTAGATTTACGAGTTCGCGGTCGTCTGCGTCGGGTTAACCGTAACGGAAACCGTCTGCCCGCCAGTCACGCCGATGATGAGTCGGTCGACGATGGCATTGTAGACCAGCACGAGGTCGGCACGAAGCGCACCAGCCGCAATGGCCGAAGCCGGGTTATTGCGAAGATCGCACTGGACGAACGAGGACGGATCGAGAAGCCCTTGCTGCGCAAGGCGCGACACGAAGTCGCTCAATGCAGCGCGGACCTTTTCGCGAAGCGGATCGTTCGAGGCCTTGGATTGAACCTGCCCAACGAACTGCCCAAGCACGCCGGACGAACCGAGATTCGCCGCGATGTACTTCGTCAGGGTCGAGTACGCGATGTTCATGCGCGTAGGATCGGCCGAGAACGAGTTCTTGTTGTGGCGCAGCCCGAAGTACGCACCACCCGGAACCGGATTCGAGAACAGGTTGATCCCGTTCTGTTCGAGCAAGGCGAGATCGGCCGAAGTATACGGCTGATTGACGCTGTAGCCCGTTCTTTCGGTGCCAGTGATACCAGCAACGCGACGATTGGCGGGCGACTGTTCCGGCGACGTCACGCACATGAGCCCGACCAGGAAGGCCGAAGGATTCATGCGGCGAGGAGACAGCGAGTTAATGCTGTCCGTGATCTCGACGTAATCCTTGAGGACCGTACACTGGTAGGCGTTGATGCCGTAGGCGATCTTATTGGTGATCGCCGAAGCCACTGAGGTTCCAGTCGGGAACGAACACACGTAGTGCGAGTTCTCTTGATTCGCGAACGCGATGGCCGAAGCCGCAACGTTCGAGAGATCGGTATTCCCCGACAGAACGAACTGGCCGCCTTGCATCTGACCCGTCAGGGCGTACATGCCCGTCTTGGTCGAACCGTTGACGCCGAGTTGCGCCGCGTCGGCCGTCGAAGGCCCACCAGCGAACGCGGAACCATCGGTTCCCGTCACCGCAGGACCGTAGGCGTTGTTCAGCCACGGGGTCTGCGTCGAAGCGCCAGCAACCGCCGTCACGTAGGACGAAGCCGGACGCGAGGGATTCAACTGGGGCGTTCCGTTGATCGCGTTGACCACGTTCGCCGCGAAGGTGGTAGCGGAGTAACCGCTGCCAGCCGTCGCATAGGCGATGATATTGTCGTAGACTTCCGGCACCTGATTCGGTTGCGCGAAGGTCACGCGGTACGTCGGCGAGGTCGACGTTGAAGCCGAGCCAGCCGAAACCGTGAGCGTCCCGGTGTTCGGATATGACCCCGTGTACTTTGACGTCAGAGTCGCGAGAATGCCCGGGGCAGCGCCCGCGAGCAGAGTTCCGCTCGAAGCCGTCAAGGTCACGCCCGTGCCAGTGGCCGTGAGCGTGATGGAGTTTCCGGCTGTACCAGCGACGTACGCCTTGATGGTGATCACTGCACCAGCGACCGTCGTCGACTGAATGATGGGGAAGTTCGAGGCACCGCCAGCGACCACAATCGAGCCGTTGATGGCGTTCGAAAGGGACTGCGCGATACCAGCGACGTTGACGTCGGAAGCCTGCGTTACGTACGTAATCGTATTGCCGCCAATGACGGCCGTCAACGTGACGCCAGCTGCAAACGAACCAGCAACCGTGAGGGTTGCCGTTGCGAATCCGGTCGAGTCTGTCATCTTGAAAACAGCCGCCGTGTCGGTTCCATCCGAAACGCGAACGCCGATCACCTGATTGGCACCCTGCGCGAGCATGCCGTACAGAACGTCGGACGGCATATCGTACGTCGCAACGGTCGGCAGACCGAAGGTGTTCACGAGTTGCTGGCCCGAGCCGATAACCTGCGGTGAGTTCAGCGGCCCCCAAGGAGCCGTGCCGACAGCAGCCGCGAACGGCGTAACGTTGCCGGGAATCTGAACCGCATTCGGCGGGTTGATGAGGATATAAACGTCATCAACGCCTGCGATTGTGGCGATGCTTTGACCGCCTGCAATAATCTGACCCATGCTTAAGCCTTAGCCTCCGTCAGGGCGTTCGAGGGCGCAGGCTTTGCCGAGGCTGCGTTCCACGGGTGCGACTTGGCATCGCACGGGTCGTCCATCGCGGCACAGAGATCGTCATCGTGCAGCACGCGAGACAATGAAGAGGGATGCTCGACGAGCATCGCAGCGCCGATTTCGTCCGAAACGACGCTACCGGGCGCGAAAAAATCCCCGGCGTAGTTAACGCCAGCATTCAGAACGAAAGGCATAGGTTTCTCTCCTAGAGTTGCGAGGTTGTTGGGGGCACGTACGCAGCGGGTGGGTTGATGTTAGCAGCCCAGGCGGGATTGTACGTTGCGCCTTCTGCCGTGGCGACGACTTGAGTTACCGGAGTCGTTGTCGTGGCGATGAAGTCGACGTAAAGACGAACGCGACGAATGTACGTCATGTCGCGCTGTTGCTCGTCGAAGTCTTTGGTATCGAATCCAGCTCCGTCCATACCAAGGATCGTTGCAATGGTTCCATCCGCAAGGGTTAACCGAGCCGGAGGCGTGTACGTCGTCTCGATCAACTTGCCGATATACTGCCGATCCCACATGTTGGCAGCCCACAGCGTGACGAAGAAGTTCTTGCGCCGACGCCATGATTCGTAGGTTCGGTTATAGGTTGTACCGACCGAAGCAGTGACGAAGCCGCCACTCGTTATCGTGACAGCCGCCCCATTGGATGTGGCCGTCATGCCAGCGGTCACGCAGGCGGCAGCCAGGTTTGCCGCAGCAGTGGTGAGCGACTCGGATCCAGTGAGGAGATACGAACCGCCTCTGTTCCCCTGCGTAATTCCGACAACATCGCCAGCCTGAATCGTCCCCGACAACGTGACTACGTTCGTCGCGACAGAAACGGCAAGAGCGGGAACGGGCGGGGTCGGCGGATCGTAAAAGATTCCGTCGTCAAGATACTGCGGCGTGCTGTCAAACGTCTCGTCGAACTCAACGCCGATAGTTGCCTGCCCCTGTTCGAGCCGATTCATCACCTTGCGGAGTTGTACCGTACCCGGAGCGACAAGAATCGGCGGAACCGTCTGCGTGCCGTAGGTTGCGCTATCAACGGAGTCGGGGATCGTATAAGAAAGCCCGACAAAGGGGACAACGACGGCCGAAATATCGTTCGCGATTTTATACGCAACGTCTAAAACATCGGCCAAGAGAGAACTCCTTAGAGCGCCGCGCGCAGTTCCTCGACTATCGGTCGAAGTTCGTTCTGAGAGATCAGATCGTCGTACGGCTTGGTGAGAAAGCAGCGAGCGCCCTTAGCGAGCAACTGTTTCTTCCGCATGTAGTTCGACGTACACATGATAACGGTCGTCGGAAGTTTTTCCGCGATCACCGCAGCGAGGATCTGTGACCCCTCAAGTTGCGGAAGCACAATATCAAGCAGCGCCATCGACGGCTTGAGTTTACGGATAGCATCGAGCCCGCTTTGGCCGTCGTTCGCTACGTGAACGATCTTCACACCGAGCTCCGTGATAATCCGGGAAACGAACGCCGTCTCTACCGGGGAGTCGTCGACGATGACTGCGGTGACTTCTTTCACAGGCCAAGTTCCTTACGAATGGAAGCGGTCTCAGATTGAAACCACGCAAACAACGCATCGCACCGAGCGCGGTGCTCTTTTACTTCCTGCTGCTGGTACGACATGTTCCGAGCCACCCAACGAAGGGTGTCCGAGTCGCCGCCGCGCCCACTCGGGACCAGCGGAAGCCCGAACGTCGGGCGGGCCGCTTCCAGGGCGTACAGACGCTTCATATAGGCTCGCCTTAGCCAAGCCACCCGGATAGCGTAAACGCGCTCAGGCGGCCGTTCTGGCTTCATTCTTGCCCCATCTCCGAAGGTAGCGGCGCGAGCGGCGCTTGTCGAAGCCATTTGACTCCAGTTTGCAGCACCAGTAGGTGCGCGGACGCTTGTCGCCGACCACTTGACGCCCTCCCGAATCTTGGTACAGTAGTCACATGAAGTGAGAAGGGCCGCGAGTGGGCGGCGCAACGATTGGCCGAAGGCAAGTCTGCCAACCTGTGGGACGACTAGACTCTGAGTTTCTCGCAGATGTGCTGCCAGCCTTGGAAGCCGACGTACTGCACGAACGGAAACCGAATGTAGTATCGATCCCCGTTGGCTGCGTTAATGATATCCGACTCGACGAGTTGGCAGCCCGGCAGTTCCCAGTGGTACGCGAACCATTCTTGACGCTTGACTTCGGTCGGCAAGCGAAGGTCAGGGCGCGGGACTTCGCCGCCGCGCGCGTTCCCCTGAAGGCCGACGTAGATCACGGCCTGCGGGTAGAGACCAGCCGTCTTGAACGAATACTGGCCGTTGATGAGCGCGAGCGTCTGCTCCGTGCCCTTATTCATACCCATGTACGGCGCGCGGCCGGACGTTAGCGCAGCCGGGTTGTCCTCCGAGCGCGTGAGCGTGATCGGCAGCGGCGTCGCAACGAAGATGAACTGACGAAGCGGGCGGCTGTACGCGAACGTGAACGCGCCCTGGTCCGAACGAATCGTCGCTCCATTGGTCGCAGACTTCGGATTCTCGACGAGGAGATCGCCGAGTTGCAGTTGCGCACCTTGGAAGAACCCGCGAAAGTACGGGACCTTGACGATCATGTTGACTTCGGTGTCCTCGTGGTTCGTCCAACGCATCGGGGACATTCGGAAGTCGGAGTACACGAGGTTCGATGGCTGTGCGAGTTGCCCCGTGCTCGATGAGTTCAGACGATAGACGGAGTACGACTGCCCGATCTTGGCAGCGGCAGCGCCGCGACCCTTGTCGATTGCGACTTGAACGCCAGCAAGACCAGCCATGTGTACTCCTTATGCGCCGAGGTCCGTTTGGATAATCACGGCCGTACCGTTCGGATTGTAGATCGTGATGCCGCCCTCTTGAGGGACGTTCCGATACAGCACAACGCGCTCACCGGGCTTGAGAATGCGAGACGACGAACCGTCGTTTGCCGTAGCTCCTGACGCTGCATAGCCGTCGATGCGGTAGTAACACGCGATCAGCGGCGGGTTCGTGCCGCCGAGCGCCTGCGTTACGTCGTACAGCGTGACGACGCGGAATCGAAGGATGTTCCCAGTCGGAGGAAAGATGGCCGTCGCGTTTCCACCAGGACCGATAGTATAACGTCGAACGTAATCAAACGCATAGCACGAATCGGCGAGGACGTTCGAATACTGCGGAAACTGGTTTGAAATGTCAGGCATCCTAGCCCCCCAATTCGACTTGCAGCGTTATTGAAGCCGCGTTCGGATTATAGAGAGAAACGCCATCCTCAGAAGGACAAAAGCGATTGATCGACTGCCGTTCGCCGGGCTTCACGATCCGCGAGTGTGAGCCATCAACCGCAGCGCCAGAACCCGCTACTGTTCCGTCGATGCGGTAATAGCACGCGATGAGTGCCGGGGCCGAACCACCAACAGCCGCAGTCACATCCTCGACCGTGATCGAGCGAATGCGAAGAACGTTAGCCGTGACCGGAAACGTCACAGAAACAGTGTTTCCGGCCGGAATGGTTACGCGCTTATTGTAGTCGAACGCATAACTCGCGTCGGCAATCGCAGAACTGTACTGCGGGAAGTTGTCGTAAATCTCGCCGATGGGCATGAGAACTCCTTAAGCGGACGCGCCGCCTTGGTTTGAGCCCGTGTTCCCACGAAAGCCCCAAGCGTCTTTTCCGACCGACATAACTCGGCCCATTTGCTCGCGCCAGTAATCGTATAGTTCGATACGTTGCTTGATTTCGTACGGACGAAACTGTGCAACGCCAGGGCCGCCAGCATTCAAAAGCGAGAGATTGCCGCTTGCCGTAACGATGTTCTCTTGCAGGTAATTGCAGATCGCGATGTACCCAGTTACGGTTACGGAGTTCCCGGCCTGATCGAGGAACGTCGAGTTCGGGTGTGGGACAACTCCACCATTCGCTGTGACCAACGAAGAGACAGCACCGATGAAGGATGACGTCAGCGTGAACGTCGTCCCCGGTATCGCGGACACGAGCGTGACGAACGCAAAGCCGGGCAACTGCGCCGGAGGCGCAGACTGCGGCTGATACGCACCGCCAGCAAAGACGCCGCCCGTATTCGGTGACTGATTGTTGATGACAGCGGCAAGACCGTTCGCAACGTTTCCGAGTGGGTAGTTCCCAATCGTGTCGGCTGCTTGCACGGTATACGTGCAAGTGATGCCGTTCACAACGGCGGTCACTTGATTACCAGCGACGGGCTGACCAACAAGCCGAATCTGACCGTACGGTCGGCCCGTGAGGACCGACTCTTCGTACGGCTGCAAGTTGATCATATAGAACTCTAGCTGACCAGCCGTAAAGATAGTTCGAATACCCATCGTGAGGCCAGTCGTTTGAATCCCGGCGAAGGGGACCGCAAGATGCCGACGCAAGTCGATCTTTTCGATATCCGTCAGCATGTGGGCTCCTTAACCGTAGATTGGAACGAGTTCGAAGTCATCTCGAAGCATGTCGGCACAGAGCACCGCATGCTCGGGGAGATCGAGGCGCTGCCCCTGGTGATAGTTCTGCGCACCAGCCGCACCGGGAGAGACGAACGATTTCGTCTTGGCGACCATGTACGCAACGATCCGACGTTCCGGCTGCGGCGCAGCCTTCGCTCGGCCTCGCGGCTTCGCGGCTTCTGCGTCGGCTGCGATCAAGTTCTCGCCTTCGAGTTTCGCGACGGCTGCTGCGCCCTCGTGTTCGCCTCGGAGGATGTTCGAGTTGTTGATCATCATCGCCATGCGACGCTGCTCGTCGGAGAGATAGGGCTTGCCTGCCATTCAGAACCTTTCTAGACTTGCGAGTTCGACTTCGCGAGCGACTTCGTACCGGGATCGAGATCAACGGGCATGCCCTGATACAGGGTGTGCGCGCCGTCTACGCCAGCGTACGCAGACGTCGTGATCGGGTCCGCTGTTGCTACCATGTCGATGTCGTTCGCGCTCAAGGTGAGCGTCTGCGTCGACGAACCGCCCGTGAACGTAACACCCGAAGCGGTGAGCGTCGTACCGCCCGCGCCTGTCGCCGCGAGCGACTGCGGGGACGTCCCCGAGACCGCCGACAACAGATAGATCACGCCAGCCGTATTGTAGGCGGCTTGAATCGAAGGCGTGCCGTTCGGCGTGTACGCCGGAGCAGCCGGACCCTGCACAGCTTGCGATGCATTGATCGCGGCCACGAGAGACGCGGCCAGGAGCGTTGCCGTCGTGTCGGCTGCGGTGGTCGTGTAATTGATCGTGGTCGTGCCACCACCAGCCGGGTTCCCGATAACGATGGAGAGCGCGCGACCAGCGCCGAACGTGCCAGCAACCGTAACAGTGCCGAACGCATTCGATCCTGAAGCCGGGCTCACAGAGGCACTCAGCGGCACCGTGTTGCCCAAGGTTCCCGACGTCGCGGTAATCACTGCGGCAGACGACGTAAACGTCGCCACAGCCGAAGGAACGGACGCGTTCAGAAGATTCTTGAGCGCCGTTGCGATGGTCGTGGTCGTATCGCCAGAGATCGCCGTATACGACACGCTGTAGAACGACGGGCCGGAGAACTGCGTGCTCGGCGGCAAGGGACCGACATTCACGGTCGCGACTTGGCCGACGGCTACGGTGCCACCGACCGTTACGGTGCTAACGCCAGTCGTCGCGCCGCCACCTTGGGTGGGAAGCGCGCCGGAGCCAGCGGCACTCGCGCGCGATGTCGTGGTCGGTTGAAGTGCAGGGAAGCCCGGCGTCAAACCGGGGAAAGGTCCTTGCGGCATAATGTCGGGTCTCCCATATCGTGAAAAACAAAAAAGGAGGGAGCGCAGCCGTAGCCACGCTCCCAGGTTTCTCTAGAAGGACGAAGCGGCTTCCAGAACGACAGCGCGCTTGTAGCGTGCCGACGTAGCGGTCGGGATGACCGCCGAAGTGATGGTCGCATCGGTCGGAGCAACGAAGCCGCCGATCCACACCCATGACTGGGAGAGGATCTGCGCTTGGCGGTCCAACGGAGGACGGGTAATGACAGCAACGTCATTCATCACGCGGATATCGCTGAGGCTGTAGTCAGCCAGCGAGCGGTATCCGGCTTCGAGACCCTCGAACGGGCACTCTTGGATGTAGCGTTCGCCACAAACGATCAAGCGACGCGTATACAGCGAGTTCGCCTGGAAGTTTGTGAACGGACCGTACACCGGAGCATTCGTCGTTTGCACGAACGTAACGCCGAAGTGACGGATGAGAACGCCATCCTTGAACAGCGAGGATGCCTCAGCACCCTGCGCCATGATCTGGAACTGTTGGTCAGCGAAGAACTGAGCCATCAGCACCGGATCGATGAACACCGCGTACGTCCCGTCGCTCATCGGCGGGATGTTGTTCGCGCGCAGAATCGCGGTCGCGTTCATGACCATCTGAATACCAATGGTATCCGAGGTGCTCATCGCGTAACGCGAACGCTTGTTGTTGTTGCGAACGTACGCCGGAGCGTCCGGTGCAACAAGCACATCGCCGAGGGCGAAGGTTTGTGCAGCTGAGAAGGTCAGTGTGCCGCTCTTCCCGTTGATCATGCCGTTGCCGCCGCCCGTTTGCTGCGATGACACGTTCGAGCCGTCAGCAACCGCGAGGATCACGGTAACGGTGTACGAAGCAGCGCCCGAAGCCGGGTAAACGGTGCAAACGAGGGTATTAGAACCCGACACGGGCTGCGGCGAACCAACCGGGAACGTCTGGCCCTGCACCGTAATGGTGCTGAACGCAGTATCGAAGCCGACGATGTTGTCGACCGTCGCGGTCGTCGACGCCGTGGTCGCAGCGCGCACCCAGGTGCGGCCAGACTCGTACGCGAGGAACGTGGCTTGCGCCGACTTCAGGTCGAGCGAGAGCGACGCTTGTTCCGCGAGATTGTCCCAATTTTGCTTGAACACATCGGCGATGAGTTCTTGCTGTTGGATCGCGTTGAGGTCGAGCGGATAACCGATCTGACCGATGAACACTTGGTACTGCTCGAACGAATACGCTTGCGTCGCGCCGACACCGCCGACCGGAGTCGTGAAGTTATTGTCGAGACCAGTGTTCGCTGAGGCAGTCAGATCCGGGATGATCGGAACGAGACGGCCAGCACGCGAATAGATCGTGGTTTCACCGGAGCGCACGGGCACCGGAGTGCGATAGGCACCAACGCGGAACGCGGCCTTCGAGCGCAGTTGGCGTTCGAAGCGGCGGTTCAGCCAGTTGCCCTGGATGACGGATTGCAAGCCTGTCGGGACGTTTTGTAACGCCATGTTGTTGGTTCTCCAAGATGGGGAGTGAAAAGAAAAAGCAGCCGAAGGCTGCCTGTCCATCCACGCACCGATGAGGGTCTCTTACCCGGCATCTCGGAGGTGTTGGGTCGCTATAACGTCGATTACGGGCGGCTCTACCGCAGCGTATAATCGACCACGCTATAACGAAGGGAATGCTATTTAGGCGCGCGAGTAGCGCCCGATCTGAGCGTATTGACGCTCGAACTCTTCGTCGGACAGCGAGTACGCATCGACCGGACCAGCCTGATTCGTCGGGCTTGCCGGAGTCGGCGGACGCGTGAATCCTTGAACGGATACCTGCTGCTGTTGCTCGACCTTGAAGTAGTGCGGCTTCGCTTCTTTGAGTTTCGCGAACGCCTCATCTAAGCCCACGGGCTGGCCGTTTTCGTCCCAACGAATGGAACGCTTGTCGATCTTCGACGCATCGTCGGGATCGATCAGCCCCGCCTTTGCGGCAGCGGCTTCGATGGCGCGATTGCGGATCGTATCGCGCTCGCGATTGCGGTAGTCCTCTTCGATCTTCGCGACTTGAGCCTTGGCAGCGGCTGCTTCTGCAAGAGCAGCCTCGGCCTTTGCCTTCTCGTGCGCAGCGATCTTCTCGAACTCTTTGTTCCGCTCCATCTCAGCGAGCGTCGCGGCTTCCCGATCAGCGTTGATCTTGTCGATCTGCGCTTGAAGAGCTTCCGCCTTCTTGCGATTCTCGGCCGCTTCCGCGCGTAGGCGCTTGGCATACTCCGATTCGTTTTGCTCGCCTTGGTTCGCGTCGGCGGCGGCTTTGTCGGCAGCAGCCTTGTCAGCTGCGGCCTTTGCGGCTGCTGCGTCGGCTGCGGCTTGTTCTTCTGCTGTCACTTGTTCGAGATACTCCCTTATCAGCCAAGGCTGAAAGTTTGGTTCAGTGGATGAAGACATTACTTCTTACCGAATGGACCCGCAGGTGCGGGCTTTGCCGCGACGAGTTCCTTCGCGTGCGCGTGCTCTTGATCGGCTTGCGCCTGAGCAGCCTTCGCATCTTCCTCTTCGTCGGCTTCACGCTCTTTGAGCGCAGCGTTCGCGTCCGTAATGCCGAAGGTATTCGCAGCCATGCGCGTGATCGTGTCATCGCCAAGGATGCGCTTGCCATCGCTCTTACTCGCGCCAGCGAGAGTAGCGAGTGCCGTTGCTTCGGCCAGCATGTCCGCACCGCGCGGCGTGCTCATCTTCGGCCAGATCAACCGCATGGGAGCGAGTGGATCGAGATCCGAAGGGTCAACGTCGGGAATGCGAATAGCACCCGTAAGGATGCCGATCATCACCAGACGAATGAGCGGGATGAGGCCGCGATTGCCGTACGGAACGCGCAGTCGCTTCACGAGCAACTTCACGGTCTCCCACAGCATTTCCATCGCACGGCCGCTTTGCGGGCCGCCCGAATCCTCTGCCTCGGACTTCATGCCACCGATCACTTCGAGCGCGTATTCACGCAGCATCGAGATGTGATTGCCAGCCGACTCGAAGCCCTTACCCGTGATCTCAAGAAGAGCCGCCGTAGCGCCAGCCTCTAACTCAATCACGTTGGCCGACGTCTTAGCAATGCCGCCATCGGGGCCTTTAAGCGCGTTCTCGCCGATGGGACCACTGAGACCCTGATTCGCGAGTTCGCCCCGGCCGATGACCATCATTGGGTCGGCGCTGTAGCGAATGCCGCGACCGATCTGTGACAACTGGTAGTCCATCTCGATGCAGATGTCGACCACATCGCCGAACGTGCATTCGCCGTCGAACGGCGAGATGGGCTTCAGCTGCTTGATGTAGATAACGGGCGTCGTGCCGTTGAAGCCATGCTTGAACGAGCGCGTCTTGTCCGGCCGCCACACGATGGTGATACCACCCGGCAACGTCTCGCCTAAGCGATTGTAGACGAGTTCGCTCATCGGGTAATAGCGGACTTCGTTATGCTGATCGATGAGGATGTTGACCCAGTAGCGCGCGTTCGGATCGAAGTTCTCGATCTTCTCTACGCCCGGATAGATCAGTTCGCCCTTCTCGTAGCCAGCGTCAAGCAGGTTTTGCCCAAACGTGGAATAGAGCCGCTCCAACCCAACAAGTTTGCGCGGGTTGCGCGGGTCGAACAGCGGGCGGCATTCCTTGCCGGAGACGACTTCCCAGTACGCTTCGCGATCTTCGCCGACGCCGGAGAGCAGAATCGCTACCGAGCCGATGGAGCCGCGCTGGATCGCCTCCTGCATGCAGGCTTCGAGTTCCGCGCGGTCGACGATGGTCTCGATTGCGCCTTCGAGTGCCTCGTACGGATTATTCTCCTCGCCCTCTTCATCCCAACAGCGAACCGTGGGAGCCTGTTCGTCGCCGAACATGAGCGATGCGCACTGATTTACAACGATCTTCGGGAGCAGGTACTTGACCGAAGGACGGCGCTGGAGCATCGGGACGTAATCGTTCCCGCTCTTCTCCATCGAGAACGGGTACGCGAGGTGCTCGTATATCGAGCCGTCGAGAACCTTCTCGTAGGCGTCGAGGAGTTTGTACCGCTCGCTGGTCTTTGGCGGGTACGAGTTTGCGAGTCCCTCTTTTAGTTCCCTGAACGCCATTAGGACTCCTCAAACGCAAGCAACCTAGGGGGTTACGTCGCCTCG